AAACGCCGAGGTGGGCGGCTGCGCGCGCCAAACACTCCTTTAGCACCCTCCTATGGCCTCTAAGTTCACTCCTGAGATGCGCGGAGCCGTTATTGAACGGGTATCCGCTGGCGTGTCCCTACCGGACACAGCGACCGCCCTGGACCTCCGTTTGCCCACCCTCAGGATGTGGATTACCAAGGGCCACAAAGCAGAATCCGGCCTTTACCACGACTTCGCCGCCGCCGTTGAAGCGGCCCGCGCTGAGGCCAAAGCCCGCCCTGAGCCGATGGACGAAGCCGAACTGCTCCACGTCGTTTCCGAAGCAGCCCGCAAGGGTTCAACCGCCGCCATGAAACTTAGATGGGAAATGATTTGTGCCTACCGCGAACCCGCCGAAGCCGAAGAACCGCAGGCCGACCCCCTCGCCGCCGTTGACGAACTCGCCGCTCGCCGGGCAGCTTGAAGATTTCGCCGCGTTCTGCCAGGACGCCCTAACCCTCGACAACGGCAAGCCGTTCGTACTTGAGCCGTTCCAGCGCCTCATGCTTGCCGATATGTTCGGCGGCACCCGTGAGACTGTCATCCTGCTCCCCAAGAAGCAGGGCAAAACGACGCTTATGTCCGCGCTGGCGTTGTTCCACCTCCTCTCCACCCAGGACGCTGATTGCGTAATCGCCGCCGCGTCCAGGGACCAGGCGGGCATCATGCTTCGCCAGGCTCAGGGTTTCATCCGCCGCTCACCGGGCCTCCAGTCCCGGCTCATCGTCAAGCAGCGCGAAATCGTCCACAAGCTCCACGGCGGGCGCATACGGATACTTGCCAGCGATGTTGATACGGCAGATGGCGTAATCCCAACGCTCGCCCTGGTTGACGAACTTCACCGACACAAGACGGCAGACCTATACGGAGTCTTTAGAGATGGGTTAGGGCCGCGTGACGGGAAGCTGGTCACTATCACCACCGCCGGGGCAGATCAGAACTCAGTCCTCTGGCGGATGCGCCAACGCGCGATAGATATGGGCAACACCCGCGAGGGCGCGTACATGCGGGCAGGCTCCAAGTCGTTTGTCCTCCATGAGTGGTCGCTGGAACCGGACGCGGACCTGGATGACATAGACCTTGTAAAGACAGCGAACCCCCTTACCGCCGTAACCACCGCGCTCCTGCGGGAACGTCACGACTCCCCCTCAACGGTTCCTTGGCAGTGGGCGCGGTTTGCCTGCAACGTCTGGACTCAGGGTGAGGAAGCTTGGCTTCCCATCGGCGTCTGGGACTCCCACCGCAAGGAGGGTTCCATTCCCCGTAACGCAGCCGTGTGGCTTGGGATTGACCTTGGCCTCAAACACGACTCCGCCGCCATCGTCGCGGTCTGCAAGGAAGATGAGCTTTACCGGGCCGAGGCCATCGTCCTCTACCCCCCCACAGATGGTACCCCCCTGGACATAGCCGCCGTGGAAGCTGCCGTTCGTGAGTGCGCGGAGAAGTGGGACATCCAGTCCGCCGCTTACGACCCCTGGCGCTTTGAGCGTTCGGCTCAGATACTCGGGGACGAAGGACTGCTGATGGTGGAGCATCCGATGACGAACGTGAGAATGGCCCCCGAATCAGAAGCCCTCCACGAGGCCATCATGGCCGGACACATCGTTCACGATGGGGATGAGGAGTTCGCGTCCCACGTCAACGCCGGAGTCCCGACCGAAACGGAGCGGGGCTGGCGGCTGACCAAACGTAAGGCCAAGGACAAGATAGATGCGCTGATTGCGTTGCTTATGGCCTACGACCTCGCCGCCCGCAAGCAGGAACCCGCGCCTATCTCAACCGTCTACATCGCGGGGATGTGAGCTATCCGGTTGGCCCTTTCGATTGCGGCAAGTTCTCGCAGCCGCTGAGATAGCAACGGCGCTGTTAGCACGAAGCGCAGTTCGCGGTTGGTGAAGTGGGAGAGTGAAGGCCACTCTCCCCTTCCCGAGATTGCGATTCGGGCGGCTTGGATATTCGGGGTCATTAGGACCAACTCCCGACCATGCGGTTGAAACCGTCCGTGAACATGATGCCTGCGGCATGCTGGCGGGCGATGGTCCGGGCGGCTGAGTAGCTATCGGTCTGTCCGACGACTCTGACGATTGTGTGGTCCTGGCTTGACTGGGTGAAAACTGTGTAGGTCACGGTGGACTCCTCTGTAGTGGCTTGCTCCATAAGAACAAGATACCACAAACCTTTACCGTGTCAAGGGTAATCCGCAATCTTTAACTAATCTTTAGAAACCCCGAAGGAGGGCCATTGGCTCCCGCAACCCCCGCCGAATGGCTTGACTTCCTAGAGCGTCGGCTACACGACCGCTGGCATGAGTGGCAGGTCTACGACGACTACTACGAGGGCAACCACCGCTTCTCGCTCTGGCTTGCGTCCGTTCAGCGGGCGTTCTCGGGGACCATCCTTGGCAACCTGCTCAAGGGACTCAACGACAACTACATGCCCCTGGTCGTGGACTCCCCGGCGGAGCGCCTGCGCGTTCAGGGCTTCCGGTTCGGGACCTCGGACGACGCCGACGATGAGGCGTGGGACATCTGGCAGGCCAACGGCCTGGACGGCCAGTCCAACATGGTCCACACCGAGGCCATCAAGCTCGGTGAGGCGTATTGGATGATTACCCCCACCGCCGAGGGCCAGCCGCCGCTCATCACCGGGGAGCATCCTTCCCAGGTCATCGTTGCCACCCATCCGGCCAACCGCCGCGTCCGCCTCGCCGCGCTCAAGAAGTGGCGTGACGGCACCGACTTGTTCGCCAACGTCTACCTCCCCCAGGGCATCTACAAGTTCCGCGCCGAGGAGAAGGAAACGCAGGTCGTTGACCTCATGCCGGAGCGCCAGAAAACGAAGTGGAAGCAATACGACTCCATCCCGAACCCGCTGGGTGAAGTTCCGATTGTGCCGATGCCCAACAACCCCTCCATGCTCCGAGGCGGACGGTCTGATTTGTCATTCGGTGCCACGTCGTTGCAGGACCAAATCACCAAAACCGTTGCTGACCTCCTCATCGGTGCCGAGTACCACGGCCTACCCCAGCGCGTCATGCTCGGGGTGGAGCCGCCCCGCGACCCCGAAACCGGGCGCGTCATCGCGGACTCCCAGATGCAAAAGCAGCGCCTGTGGTACTTCAACTCCCCCGATGCCAAGGCCCATGAGTTCACCGCCGCTGACCTCCAGGGATTGCGCGACACCGTGGACGGCTTCATTGGCGACCTGGCCGCACAGACTCGCATCCCGATTTACTACTTCCGCCCGCAAGCCATTTCCAACATCTCCGCTGAGGCGCTGATTGGATTGGACGCGGGCCTGGTCAGCAAAACGAAGGACAAGGAAACCCCGTTCGGGGAAGGCCATGAGGAGGCGATGAGGCTGGCGTTCAAGGCGCAGGACGCCGAGGACCCCCGCGCTCAGGCCACCTCCGCCGAAACCATCTGGGCCAACACGGAGTCCCGCTCACAAGCTCAGGTCACGGACGCCGTGTCCAAGGAGGTTGCGATGGGCCTACCGTTTGAGGCGGCTCTGGAAAAGCTGGGCTACTCTCCGCAAGCCGTAGACCGCATCCTCGCTATGCGCGAGGCGGAGGCGCTGACGGCTGAGGCGTTCGGCCCACCTTCTCCGCCCACTTCTCAACCGCCGAACGCCGCCACACCGGGCCAGACGCAATCCGGTCAAGCGGCTTAGGGAAGCCCTTGGCGTTTGCGAGTTGGGAGGCCCGCTGACGGGACACTCCCAACATGGCTCCTATTTCGGTTAGTCCGCAGAGGTTCACAGGGTTGCCGCCCAGCCTGCGCCGTGAAGTTCGCTTGCAACCCGTTCAGCGGCTACCTTACGCATGAGCGCGAAGTTCATGCCGTCGGTATCGCCAGCTTGTGCGGCCTGGTTAGCATCATCGGCCCAATTGCGGCGCAGTTCAAATAGTGCTTCGCCCATGAGCCGCGCATCGCTCGCTTGAACGGTGATCGTGATGGATTCGGTGGCTTCCATGTTGCTCTCCTTGTTAGTGGCTTCCATAACCGAAAGACTAGCACACTCCTCTTAACCGTGTCAAGCATTCAACTCACAAACGCCTACCGCACCCGCCTCCTATCCCTGGAGCGCCGAGTCGCCACCCAAGCCCGCTCCGCGTGGCCGACTATCGAAACCTTTGACGACACCGCTTGGCCGGAGCGCGTCGGCGCAATCGTCACCCGCGCCCAGACCGAATCCGTCCGCGCCACAGCGGGCTATATGAGCGCCCTCCTTCGCACCAACCGCAAGCCGGGCCGCGTTGCCCTGGACACCAGCCGCTACGCGGGACTGAGCCGCGACGGACGCCCCATCACCGAAGCCCTCCAGACGGCCCTGGTGGGCGTTAGGGCGGCGTTGAAGGATGGCCGCGCACCCGAGGTCGCCCTGTCAATCGGCCTCTCACGCGGGCTTAGAATGGCTAGTTTTGAAACGGTCCAAGCGGGCCGGGACGCCCTTCTGGACGCGACGGATGAGGACAAACGGTTCACGGGTTGGCAGCGGCAAGTTTCTGGAACCTGCGCCGCGTGTATGGCCCTCTCGGCAAGTACCGGACCCAAGTTTGAGGTCCACCCCGGCTGTGAGTGCCTGCCCCTCCCTACGGTGGCGGCAGCGCCCAAGGTTTCGCTCCCCACCGGAGGCTCCCTGTTCGGTGCGCTGTCCAAGCCCGAGCAGGAGAAGGCCATCGGTGCCGAACCCGCCCACCTGGTCCGCGAAGGTGAGGCAGACCTAAAAGACTTCGTTGGTCACTCCAGCCTGGAGACAGACCAGCCCAACTTCATCACTCAGAAGCCCGTCCAAGACGTGGCCTGAGCGAAGCCGAACGCAGGCGGTACCTGCGGCCAACCACCACTACTCCACTAGGAGGCAAA